TACGGTCAGGGTGGAATGGGAACAAAAGCGCATGACCTTTTTGTGTTGCCTTTGTGCAGAAAGCATCACGACGAGCTGCATGCGGATACCGTGGCATTTGAAGAGAGGTATGGCTCCCAGCTGGAGCTGATATTTCGTTTTATCGATCGTGCGCTGGCAACTGGCGTGCTGGCCTGATTTTGTGGAGAAAGTTGATGCGTGATATTCAAATGGTTCTGGATCGTTGGGGAGCATGGGCGGCGAGTGATAGTTCAGGAGTAGACTATTCTCCTATAGCTGCTGGGTTTAAAGGGCTTCTTCCCTATACAAGCAAAACACGTCAGGCTTGTTCAGATAGTGATGCATTAATTATTGAAGGTTGTCTTGCTCTTCTTAAAAAGCGAAAACCGTACGAGCATTCTTTGATTGTGGCCCATTACCTGTATGGCATCTCGAAAAGAAAGCTTGCAAGAGCTCGCAAAAAAGATGAGAAATTGATACGTATAGAGATACAGATGGCTGAAGGGTTTATTGATGGATGCCTTTCAATGCTGGATGTTAAACTTGAAATGGAGTAGAAAAAAGGGCATTTCTGCCCTTTTTAAATGTGGGGGAGTATCCAGTTTACTTTTCTCCATGTAAAGGCAAAAGTTATTACTGAAATGATAAGAAGAGATAAAGATTCGATAATTAAAATAAATTCTATTTTTTCTCCATGTAACAATGTCTTTTCATTGGCAAACATTGCTATCAAAGCAATAACGCATGCCGTAATTAAAGATGCACCTGCGGTTAATAGATTTACAATAATAAATTGAAGTATGTTGTTGTTTTTTAATGCTTTTATTATTCCATTTGAGTTTTCGCTAGCAGCACTAAAAATTGATATTGTGGCTAAAATAAAACCAAATAAAATACCGGATACAGTTGAAATAACCCCGGAGGCTGTAAGTATGTCAGCATGCCCCATCTGAGGGATATACCTCAGTAGGAACAAGGTGCAAAAAACACTTACAATCAGGTTTCTTAAGTATTTCAATAACATATCCTATACCTTCTTTTTGCTGATATCGTATTGCTTAAGGTATTCATTGTTATCAATTTTAGCAGAAATCATGGCTTGCAGAACATCACTATCAGTGCCATAACCATTAACGGTATATATGTTTTTTTCTGAAATGAGTACCTGATCAAGAAGACTTTGTTCAACGGTATTTTTGGGCTGTGTTACTGCCGCTTTTTTTACAATTCCCGGCATTTTTTCAAGGAGTTCTTTAATACCATCCTTAACGAGATCTGATAAATAACCTTTGACTTTTACTCTCCCTGATGCACGTCCCCTTAGATTTAACTTGAGACGTGTTCCACCCAGCCCTACCATCATATTTACCAGTTCCTTAGAAAATGAACTATTTAGCTGGTAATTTGTTGCATCAAAGTTCCTGGGAGCAGCCAGGACAATATCACAACTTCTCAAAGTACTTCCTGTTTCAAGTAGCTCTTTGACGCTCTCTTTTTTCCAGATGGCTTGGAATGAAAAGTTATTTCCAGGATTACCACTCTGGCTGTAAAGCAGATAAGCTAAATCCGATTCTTTCGGCCCAAGATGATTTTGAGTTAATATTAAAATATCACTATCGTAATAATATAAAAAATAGGTTCTTTCGACTATGTATTTTTTATCATCTAGTGGTATGTTGTGCTCATTCCAGTATTCATCACCAATATAAGGAAGGAGATACTCTTCTCGTGAGCATGACATGTAGCCGAAGAAATATTTAGCTTTTGTATCTTTATTTATAAAAGCTATTTTTAACTTTTTATTTCTATAGATGGTATCAAAATGATTATTCGTAACGGTTACGCAAGTATTATACAGATTTTCAATTGCTTGCTTAGCAACTGAATGGCTGCGGATAGTCCCAGAACTGCTGGTGTAAAAACCAATTTTAAGTTTTTTTGTTTCTTTGATTGCGCAATAGTAGCCATGTTAAACCTTAGTATACTAATAATTTCTTATGGATCTTTTTTTATATGGCTTTAATTTAGCAAAAAAAATTACCGCGGTCCGCAAATTTTATCTTAATCTGTTAAGAGTGGTTACTTCGCCACACAGCTTAAACCCGCCGTCGAGCGGTTTTTTGTACCTGTAAACCTGGTGCAGTACAGTAAACACGCTGGTGGTCGTGAATTCGGGGCTCACGGCTTGCATTTTTGTAAAGTGATATATACTTATCTTGCGACCAGTAATGTCAGGGATATTGATATGAATGAGGCCTGTTCTGTTATTTTTGTTCATTCCCCGTTTGTTGTGCTCTTCGAAGGAAAAGTACTCTCTCTGGAAAGTGGTAGTGCACTTCTTGTCAGGGGAGGGGCTGGACCGTTATTGCCCTTTTCTGAATGTTTTCGGCGTATAAGTCTCAGTGAATCGACAATTAGCCGTTACCTGTTGCGTAGTGGGGTAAAACAGGATGTTGTTTTAGTCCGGAAAATGCCACGATATCTTTGCATGAGTTTTCCCAGGCCAGAATTGATGGGCATCCTGATTGATTATCTTTATGAGGAAAAGATTCATACGGACAATTTAGCGGAAATGCTTTCCTTTTCGTGTCTGGCGTTTTTTTCATCAGATAAAATGTTTTCGTCGTTTATGACCGCGTGTATCAGTACTATCAGCGGCAGGCTTGGTGCGTTGTTTCATACAGACATTGCAGCAAACTGGACTCTGCGAGATGTGTCATCACGGTTATGTATGAGTGAAAGTTTGTTAAAAAAAAGACTGAAAGAAGAAGGCACATGTTTCAGTGAGTTGTTGCTTACGGAGAGAATGAGAATGGCAGCAATGCTGTTGCATCAATATAGCTGTGCCATCAACAGAATCGCTGTGCAGTGTGGCTATAATAATACATCTTATTTTATCAGTGTATTCAGGCGTTATTTTGGGGTCACCCCGGAAGGTTACAGGATGGCTGCATTCAGTGAGATGAGTTCTGGCTCCGCTCAAGAATAACTGAATTTTGCAGTCATTGTATGCAGGAACGCTTTGGCGGGCATTATTCTTTGTGTGCCTGGCATTCTCAGCAGTTCGGGTGGGGCGTCCCCTGGTCAGCCTGATAGTGGCGATGGACTGGTAAAACGCAATGACCATGTGTGATTGGCGCGGAACTGGAACAGGAACGTTTTAATCAGACGTCAGAGAAATGTTTTTAATTTAGTAATGATATAAATTGTATATTTCTGATACAGATGCATACATATATTAAAAACTAAAAACAAAATATATTTTTGATATCTGAAAAAATGTCGTTAGTATTCTCGTCGGTCTGGAAGACGGTTATTTTGGTGTTCACAGGGGTGTTACTACCGTCGGAAAGACCAGTGCTGGCTTTCACGGTAATTCGTGTGATTACTGAAGACCGCATAGTATGCGGGTATCGTATAATGGCTATTACCTCAGCCTTCCAAGCTGATGATGCGGGTTCGATTCCCGCTACCCGCTCCAGCAGTAGACGATACCAAGTTGTTTTGGGCACTGACATATTATATGTGGGATGTTTTCCTGAATCTTTATCCACATCCTGTTCTGTAATACGTGATATCGGTTACAGTCCAGTGCTGTTTTTTTACAACAGCGTAATGGTGCATTATCGGTGGAGATTTTGTATTTCCTGACAGGGCCGGTGATGCATCATTCCGATGTTGTTAACATCTATAAAAAACGTTGAGATTAATCACGTATTAAGCAAAACCTGGAAATTCATCTTAACCGCCGTACCAGGCGGTTTTTTTTTATTCAGTTTCTTCATGGCTCGCTACTGCGGGCCTTTTTCATTTCTTCGCCCTGCTCAGCGTATGTCAAATCTGAATACACCACACAAAAGGTATCTGTGGGTGCCTTTGACGGGGTGTTGTTTTTTACGGGCCGCTGGTGGCCCTTTTTTATTTACAGGAGAAAAAAGTATGTCTGAACCCTTATCCGGTTCCGGCACGGCGGCTGCGCTCGGAGGGGCGACGGTATTCGGGCTGTTCACCGGAACGGATTTCGGGATTGTGTTTGGTGCGTTCGCGGGGGCGTTGTTTGTGGCAACGATGCCGCAGGCGCTTTCTGTCTGGCGGGTGGCGGCGCATTTTCTGGTGTCGTTTATTATCGGCGTACTGGGGGCGGATGTGATGGCGTCTTATCTGGTCGAAAAACTGGGGCTTCACAGTAAATCTGTCGACGCGCTGTGTGCAGTGCTGGTGTCTGTGGTGTCAGTGAAGATTCTGTCGTTCATCCACCAGCAGGATATCGCATCGCTGGTGTCAGGACTGTTCTCCCGCCAGCGAGGCGGAGGAGGCGGTAATGTTAAGTAACCTTCCCGGATTGCTGAATGTGGCGTTATGCACGGTTATCGTGCTGACGCTCTTTTTTTATCGTCGTCGTGATTCCAGGCATAAACCGCTGATGTCATGGCTGGCCTGGCTGCTGATGCTGCTGTATGCCTTTGCGCCTCTCAGCTATCTGTGTGGTCGCCCGTTAGCAACGGGCTGGCTGGATGTGTTTTTTAATCTGCTGTTCTGCGTGCTGGTGATACGCGCACGCGGGAACGTCACAAGAATCTTTCCATTGTTGAGGTGAATATGTCGGGTAAATTCAGATTCAGCCGCCGGAGCGAGAAAAATCTGGAAGGCGTCAAACCACAGCTGGTTGCTGTAGTTCGCCGCGCCCTTGAACTGTCGGAGGTTGATTTCGGTATTACGGAAGGCCTGCGCACGAAAGAACGCCAGAAACAGCTGGTTGCAGAAGGCAAGAGCCAGACCATGAACAGCCGCCACCTGACCGGTGATGCGGTGGATGTTGTGGCCTGGGTTGGCAGCCAGGTGTCATGGGACTGGCCTCTGTACGAGAAAATCGCGCAGGCATTTAAGCAGGCTGCCGCAGAGCTGGGAACTGCCATCGAATGGGGCGGGGACTGGACCAGCCTGAAAGACGGACCGCATTTTCAGTTGAGGCGATAACTAATACAAAACCCCGGCAGAGGAACTGTTCGGGGTTAATGCAGAAAATATGTTGACTCTTTGAATGATTGTTACGCTTTATCGTGAGTCAGTTTTCCGTCAAGAATGAGACGATTGTTTTCGATATGAAGAACCAGTGTTTCAAGATATTCTGGCTTTAACTTCCACCATTTCATTTTTTTTGCTATTTGTGTCAGGCAATGATTATGGGTGAATATAACGGTAGTTTTATTATCGGATGACAATTTGAGTATGTTCTTTGCAGCATCAAGTCCGCATGTTGCAGCCAACGGTATCCGGGAGGCTGCTTTTCCTCCAGAGAAAAAACAGGCTGTCTGCATTGTCCGTATGGTATCCGTGGAGTAAAGGCTGAATGACGGGAAAGTATTGCTAAATATTTTTCCATAATCACGAGCTTTAATGGCACCATTGACGGTAATTCCTTTATTGCTTGAGAGACATGCATTTTTGCTTCTGTCACATCGTTCACCGTGACGGATAAGGAAAATTGTCTGGTGTTGTTGATTTATTTTATGCGCCTGTTTCATATTGATTGTGGTGGGTGTTCTTAAAAAATAAACAAACAAAAGAGTAGTTAAAATCAAAGTGATTAAATAAGTAATTTTCTTTATTTCTCGACGCTGCATATGAAAAGTCTTTTGCAAAAATAAATGAGATTAAAAAATATATTTCTTAAATATTAAGAAAATCTTAACGCGCAATGTCGTTTGTTGCTTTTATAACTTGCAACAGATTGGGTTTTTTGATGTTGAACAATCAGCATTACAGCAGTCCTTCAGTGAGGGGCTGCGATAATGCTGATGTTTAATTGAGCATAAATGATAATTGCTCTCATTTTTCATGGGTCCTCCCGGTGGGGTGGCCTTGCCACGGGGCGGGAGCGTCGCGGAAAAAGGCTAGTTTTTGAAATTTCATCCGTCATCACCACCACTATAATTGATTGATATTACAGCTGTTTTATTTTCATGGTGTCGATTTTGATTGTTTTTTGTTCATCACTGACACCGTTTGCCTAAAGTTGTTTGCAAGATGCATGTTTAAAACATTCTGGAGCGGGTATGGATCGAGAGTTAAAAAATCTGACGCTGAATATCAGTCAACTGGCGGCACTGTCAGGTGTACATCGCCAGACTGCTGCGGCAAGGCTGCAAAATCTACCCGTTGCAGGGGGGCATGAAAGCAACCTCAAGCTTTATCGGGTGGTTGATATTGTGTCGGCATTTCTGGCATTACCTCCGCCGGTTGCAGAAGGCGAAATGGACGCGCATGAGCGCAAAGCCTGGTATCAGTCTGAACGTGAGCGTCTTAAGTTCGAACAGGAAACGGCACAACTCATTCCGGCCAGTGATGTCAGACGGGAGTTTGCCATCTGGGCAAAAGCGGTCGTGCAGGTGCTGGAGACATTACCGGATATTCTT